GGCAGCAACGAGCGGCCGAAAAGCAGCGCCAGGAGGACTTGAATCAGCGACAGTAATGCAGTACGCTAGGCACACACAGCACCAAACAACAAGCCAAATATAAGTTATTGAATCCTGAGGGGGATACCGAAGACATGACACAAAACAACGACAACCACACCGACTATAAACCGACACTCGTGGTGATGAATAGCAAGGACGTCTATTACATCGACCGAACGCGCGGCGACTTTCTGACGGACTTATTGCAGCAGCCACAATGCCCACAATTTGTGGCGTTCATCGACTCCAAGACGGGCAATAGTGTGACGCTGCAAACGGCACTGATATCGGCGGTTATTGTACGGGGTGACAGCGATGGGGGCAACTAAGGCAGAGCAGTCGGCGAAGGACCTGCTGTCACTGCAGAGCACGGGCGACAATGAGTTTCCGGTGCTGCCGGACGGGACGCGGTCGGAAGAGACGCTGCAGTGGTTTTATCGGATTGTCTTGGACAACTTCTCATGCCAGAACGGTCGGAGCAGCGACTTGTATTTACGGCATGACAGCGAGACAACGACTCTATGTATTCGGGTCAATCACCAGTGGCGACAGTACCGCCGCAATGAGGCGACAGAATTTTGGCGTGATGCGATGCGGGTGCATTATCAGCTGAGCGCGAGTAATTGGTCTACGAAGCGGATGCAGGCGATGTGGGACTATATGTGGATGTATGCGCCGAGCATTTCGTTTGACAACCGTCGCTTCTTTGAGATGCGGAATGCGATTTTGGACGGTGAGACGGGCGAGTTACATAAAGGCGACGACCGACACCTGCTCTATCCAACGATGCGGTCGAGTCAGTTTCCGTATGACCCCGACTACAAGCCAAGTGCCGCCTGGCAACAGTGGTATGACACGATGGACGACCATCAGCGCAAGGTGCGTGACTGGTCCGTCGGCAGTGCGCTGATTGGCGAGCACGGGCTGTTGTTTACCTTTGGGCAGAGCCGCACGGGGAAATCAACCTTGGCAGAAGGGCTGAGCGAGGTCTTGGGCAGTGGAGCTGGCGTGTTTTCACTTAGCCGCAATTGGGGCAGATTTTATACCAGCCATATGGACAACACGACGTATCTGTACGACGCGGACGCCAAGGGGGCGAAGAATCAGAACAACGAGAACTACGAGACGCTGCACATGATGGCCAGCGGCGACCCGATCCAAGTTGAGTTGAAAGGGGCTGGACTATATCAGACGACGAATTACGGCTTTATTGAGGTCATCTCAAATGCACCGACGGCGATTAGCTTTGAGCAGTCGCTGGTGGACCGTGTGCGCTTTTGTCTCTACACCTACATCAAGCCACGCTCAGACGGCGGACAGATGAAGCGGCTGATTTTGGCGGACCGACAGGCCTGGCTGAATTATGCGGTCAGCTGTGCAATGAAGCTGGCAAAAGGTGAGGCGACGCGTCCAGCGCTCGACAAGTACCAAATGTATGGCTGGGTCTTGTGGCTGAAAGATGCGAACACCTATGGCAAGATGTGTGTGGACGAGGGGCGGGTTTTAGCGTATTCTGAGTACAAATATGCGTATGCAGGGGCGAATCGGTTTATGCTCACCAACGAAACTGTCGAAGAGATGCAGAGCGGCTTTCGTGAGTTATCGCGCCAGTACGGTCAAGACTTTCTCACTGAAAACTGGGACAGCTATGGTGAGGAATTAAAGAAGGACTACTACAATGAAGAAGCTCCAAAATTCTTTTAACGTCTTTTTACCGCAGAATTACCGTGAGTTTAAGCAGGGGATAGTTAGTCTAAACTCGAATCAGGCGGTGGTCGCCGAATTACTCCGTATTTGTTGTGAGGAGGACGACGTCAAGGCCATTAAGATCGCGTTTGAGCGGATTATTGGGAAACCAGAGAAGGTCGTGCAGATTAAAAAGACCACGATCCGCACTATTTACCCTGACGCGACCAAAAAATCACCAACGAGAGTCATTGAGGAGGAGACTTTTGTCCGCAATCCGCTGGCTGACATGGTGGTGGTGGACGAGGGGGAGGTCCCAGGCAAAATTTTGTACGACATGCTTGACAAAATTGGTGAAAAGGGTCGTGGGTATGCCTATGAGGTGTTGCAGACAAAGAACAACTACAGCGTGACGGAAGTAATGGTCAGCAATCTCTACGCCATTGCGATGCGTGGGGCGAACCTCGCCGCCATTACAATGCTTTTTGACTATCTAGATGGAGCGATTGCGGATGTCATCAGGTTAGAGGGCGAATATACGTTAGTTCTTGATAATTATGCTGATGTTGCCCCTTACGAGGCGGTGCAAGGTAGTGATGGAATCTATTATATAGAAGTTGAGTCAAATGTATAGTATAATTATAGAAATGGAATTGTATAAGATTTGCACTGTTAATGGATGTGAAAAAACTATGAGATGGGGGAAGTATTGTAGTATGCACCGCGCTAGGCTTCTTCGCAGGGGCTCTTTGGGCGCGGCTAAGCCAGAGCAGATAAAGCACGGTATGCACACACACCCCCTTTATCACACTTGGGAGAACATGAGAGCCAGGTGCAATAATCCAAACCACACAAACTACTCTGCTTATGGCGCTAGGGGTATTAAGGTATGCGAGCGTTGGGATGATTTTAGTAAGTTTGTCGATGATGTTGGTGGCAAGCCAACCCGAGCACACACTCTTGACCGCGTTGACAACGATGGTGATTATGAGCCCAGTAATGTTCGCTGGGCAACACACAAGCAACAAGTGCACAACCAGCGTCTTGACCGTAGGAATAAGACTGGTACACAGGGCGTTCGATACGACAGTAAGTTTAGGGTCTATAGAGTCGCCATAAACCGTAGCAGAAAAACCTATCACCTAGGTTCATACAAAAAGTTGTCTGATGCAATAAAAGCCAGAAAAGATGCCGAGAAGAGGTTTGATGTCTAACATCCTGACTATCGGCGCTGGAATAATGATGCGTTCCTACCAGAAGGCGATTCTGAAGGCATTTGACAATGGTATTCGCTACATTGTTCTCTGTTGGTCACGTCGAGCTGGCAAATCGCTCTTCGCCTGGAATCTCCTCGTCCGTGAGGCGACATCGAAACCTGGCACCTACTGGTATTGTTTTAACAACTATTCCACTGCATACAATGACATTTGGATTGCCCAGACCAGCAAGGGGGTGAAGTTCCTCGATATGATACCGAAGAGCATGGTGGTTCGGATGAACTCCGCCAAGCTGGAAATCGAGCTGACCAACGGTTCAGTCATTAAGCTGATCGGTATCAATAACGCCGATAAACTGGTCGGTACAGGTTTGCAGGGAGTCGTCTTCGACGAATACGCCGTCCTAAACCCTGATTCGATTGAATTTATCACCGCCATGCTTGGTGAGACCGGTGGTTGGCGTGTGATGATTTCAACCCCGCGTGGTAAGAACCACTTTTATGAGGAGTACCACTTCGCTCAGTCGCATCCAGCTTTCGCAATGGCCGATAATCGCCACTGCGGTATGGAGGAAGTCGCGCAGTACATGGCGAAAGGCTTTTTGGAACAGGAGCGTCTCAAAATTATTAGTAAATATGGCAACGACGCACTCTATCAGCAGGAGTACATGACTAGCTGGATATCACCGAACTCAGGAAGTGTTTTCGGTCCACTGGCGAAGATCATGAAGGACGAGGGACGCGTCACACCGCTGACAATTGATAACGAGCGACCCTGCTATGCCGCCTGGGACCTTGGTAACGCCGACTATACGTCTATTGTCCTCTTCCAAGTAGATGATAACGGCTTTCCGTCGGTGATTGACCATATCGAGAACCGTAATGAGGACGTCACCTGGTATATCGGTGAGTGGAAGGAGCGTGGCTGGGACGTTCATACCCATTTCCTGCCGCACGACGCCGCCCATCGCAAGGGAGCACGTAATGAGACCTATAAACAAGTCTTGCGTGACAATGGCATCACCAATACTGTCGTCCTGAATAAGCCAAATCGCGTCGAGGACAAGTTGAACCACCTTCGCCGACTCTTTATGGGGCTCAAAATTGACGAACGCCTGACTCGCATTGTGGAATGTCTCGACAAATTGGAGTATGAGTGGAATGAGAAGCTTCACATCTGGTCAAGCAAGCCGACGCACGTTGGCGGCTACTCAGATACCGTCGATTCACTGTGCTATATGGCTCAGGCGATCGGAAAATACCGCATTACAGCCAAAAACATCTTTTCAACTGCCCATATCAGGGAAGCGGAAACAACCCTCAAAGA